GTCACTATATGTAAGCGATTATTAACCTCGATATAGTCTCCAGCCTTCAAATATCCTACCTTGTTGATAGTAGCACCATCAGCATTCAGCGTTGATCCTGTTTGACTAGCACCATTAACTACTAAAGTATCACCAGCAGGAGCTGTTCCCTGCCTATCGTATCCGTAATCAGCGAACTCAAACCTATGTTCCTGTCCGTTTAGCTTAGATAAGAACCCTTGGATCTTACCTTTGTCGGTATCTTTTAGATTATTAAACGTAGCAGTAGTCTTCCAGAATGCACCTTTTCGAGACACTGTTTGTACAGCGTTGGTAATAGGTGAACGGAAGACTCTTGTATTCTGTACCAGCTCGAACGTTTGGCTTGATGGTGTCAATCCTACCTGAGAAGCCCAAGGAAACGTACTCATGCAAACCGCCTCCTACGCATCAAATCTTGTACAGTAGCGATTGTCTGTTGTGATGTCTCTTGCATGGCTGCTCGTATCTTTAGATCTACATCTCCGCTAGCGCCTGTAGCGTCGATATTATTGATGATGGTGATGCCTGATCCACCACCCTTCCGATGATCGATGATTTCTTCCCCTGGATGCAACGTAGCTAAAAAACCGCCCTTTGTATCATTGCCGCCAGCCCTAGCGCCGAAACCAGTGAAACCACCACCTTCAAATGACTGGGCCTTAATTGCAGCCACTTGCGCCATACCAGCCGCTACCGTTGCAGCAGCCATTACAAAATTTAATGGTGGTGGATAGCTCTTATAAGCAACAGTCGCAGCTTCTGAAGTGTTCATTATCGCTTGAGCAATACTCAATGCTTTATTCAAAGCAAATAGCTTTTTATTGTTCTGAGCCACACCAGCAAATTGATTACCAAGCTCATCCAAAACGAATTGAGTCTGGGCATGGGTGCTCTTCATCGTAAATTCTTTTTTCTTTTTATCACCCTTGATCTGAGCTTCTTGCATGAAAGTCAATTTCTTAGCTACAGCGTCTGCTGCATCTGTGTATTGCTCTTTAATTGCCGTAGCAGGTGAATTAGCGGCTACAGCTTCTGCTGCTTCTCTGTTCTTAGCTTTCACCATTTCATAGAAAGCATTAACTCCTTCGCTTGGGAGTCCTTCTGTCAACAGATCTTTAATCTGCTGATTAGTCTCTAGGATAGTCTGACCAAGATCAGAACTGAGCTTGTCTAGGAACGAAGTATCTATCTTTTCTTTGCCAAAGATAGATGCGAATCTGTTATAGACTTCAGCGAATTCTTTGAACGAAGGATTGAGCTTTTGAACGATTATTTGTGCTATCTCAGTGATAGCAACTTTGACAGATAAGAAAGCGATTCTTAGTTTATAAACAACATCCGCAACGAATCCGAATGCTTTGACAACGACATCAGCAACACGCTGGCCGATATCACCGAAACCTTCAGAGTCTAAAGCAGTTTGGCGGAATGCATCCGCTACACCCATAACAATAGGGGAGAATGCTTGTGCTAGCTGATTACCTAACCCAGTGAATACCCCTTTAGCTCTAGTAACTGCATCATTGGCTACTTCAATTTGTGCTGCATCAACTCGGGACATAGTAATCCCAAGATGTTCAGCCTCTTTAGCCATTTCAATGAGTCCTTCTGAACCCATTCCTAGCGTGTTAACTAAAGCGACTCCTTCAGAATCAAACAATTTCATAGCTAATCGAACACGATCAGCCTGAGTGCCAACGCCGCCCATTTTGTCAGCGATGACTTCCATCTGTTTGTCGAGAGGTAGTTGCTCAAGGGCTTGAGCGTTTATGCCAAGCTCAATCAGAGCATTCTTGGCTTCACCAGTTCCACTTGCAGCCTCTGATACTCGTCTAGTAAGACGCTGCATCGCCATATCTAATGTATTGGAAGAAACACCAGATAACTCTGCTGCGTGTCTCAACCCAGCAAGGGCTTCTGTTGTAGTTCCGATCTTATCGGCTGTTTTAGCTAGATTATCAACAGATGCCATTGACATCTTAGTCATGGCTGCGGCTGCGGCTGTTCCCGCTGTACCGAATGCAACACCTATCTTTGCAACAGATAAAGCAGTTCTAGCGGCTGTAGCGCCAATCGAAGATAAACCCTTAGTAGCTTTCCCAAAGACTTTGGAAAATTGATCTACTGCGGTTATTGGTAACTTAATTGGACTTTGTGCCACTTTCTTTCACCTTAAAGTATGCAATCCAGCCCTCGAACTCGACCACGCCCATCTCTAATATTTCATCTACTGTCTTGTGTAGATGCTCCGCTAATTGATAGCAGAAGAGTAGCGCGTGATCGTTCCTCAGTTTCCCTCGATGTCATCCGCCTTGGGCTGCATCTCAGCGATTTCACCAGCAACTCGAATCAACACGTCTGGATCAACCGATCTCATCAATGTGATCCTGTCTGCCTTCTTTAATACAGACTCGCCATTCTTGTCCACTAGATAATAAATAAGAGTCAGAGCAAGCCCTTCATCCATTTTATCGCCAGTGAGCTTCTGCTGAATCTCCATCTTATTTTTAACGGAGATCTGGGGACGAACATAGTAAGTACCGCCCCACTCAGGTATATCGATAGGCTTTGGTTCTTGTGTCAGAACTTCTTGATAATGCTCTTGAGCCTTGTCAAGAATACCCATTATGCAGTGCTAGCTGTAAGAGCGCCTGATCCTTGAAGCGAGATTGACGCTTCAACCATCCCGTCAAAGGATGCAGATCGGGTTACTCCTGTCACAATAGCTGATCCGCTGTAATACGTGTCACCAGTGTCATCGCCCTCGGGATAGAAATTAATGGTAACGCTAGAGCCTACTGTGAGGGCTCCTTGTCCTGATGTATCAGTCTCGTCCCATAGACAGTCTACTGAGCCAGTGAATGAAGTCAGCGTAGAAATATAAGTTCTAGCCGTATCAGTCATTACCGTGTCTTCAACTGTGTCACCTGTTTCTTCAATGGAGAAAGATCGAACTTCGGCCACCGCATTGGAGCCGACTTTGATGATTCCATCTCGTCCTATATGTGTAGCCATTTGTTATTCCTCTTCAGGTTTCTCTTCTTCCTTTGGCGCTGGCTTTGCCGCTGGCTTTGCCTTCGCCTTAGAAACTTCTTTCCATCCCTTGTTGATCATTGATTCAACTTTTGAGGGATGACAATCTACAGTAGCTTTCCCATCAGGGCTTACTAATTCCATATATCACCTATAACGCCGTTTGTGGCGCATTGGTTGCTGTTCTGTATTGTACAACGTAATTCATTGTAACTACACCGATAGGTTGATCACCTTCACCAGTATATTCAATTTCCGTAGATGATAAGAAGCTGTTCTTAGCTAATCCATTGATGGTTTGATCGCCAGCCATCGCAGTTTCTACTTCCTTACAAATATCATCTATCTTGTTGTCGTAAACAGTGATGTTTCTTACATAGCCTTCAATCGCTATGTTAACAAGTCTATTTAGAACTCCTGGCGATCCCATAACGTCAATTTCGGAATCTTCTGTTTTTGTATAAACTAATAACGCTGGCATCGTATCAGCGTTCAATGGATACACGCGAGAACGATAGACTCTAGCTCCTGTTGTACTTAAACCAGTGACATTCGTGACGATTCGATCTCTTATCTGCTGCCGAATATGATCAGTCATTATTCGACCTCAATGAATTGTTCAGATAGATCGGTTACGTTGATATCTTCTCCATTCAAGGTAACAACTGTAGTCATTTCCGTAAGTGTGAGAACTACCAAACCGTAATTGTCTGGTTGAACTGAGGTAATCTTATAACTTGCTGCGGCCTTGATAGTATTACCATCAAGATCTGTGATAGCTGCAAAGTCTAATTGATCACCATAAGCCGAGTTTCGTAAATCCTTAGCCTTACCATAAACGATAGGATTGGAGCTATTAACACCTACCGTTGCCCCATCAACCTCTAGGTATTCTTGATCTAAGATAACCTTAATCGTCGTTGCAGATCCGCCATCTGGTGTATATGTACACGAGATACCATGCCCATAATCAGCATCGAAGTATCCGTCGAAATCTGCATCGAATTCTAGCGCCATTATCGTTCAGCTAACTTCTCGACTTTCTTAGTCTTCTTTTCTTTCTTCTCTGCTTTCATTTCCGCAGCATGACCAGAACTAATGAACTGTCTAGCTTCTGCGGTTGAAACTAATACCACATCACCGACTGCTCTAGGAACTCCGTGGATGTGACAAGGTAATTTGATAACGATTTCCATAATAAACCTCATAAGTTAGGGGAGCCGAAGCTCCCCGTCCTTATTAGCTGGCTACGATGTCCTTGATAACCGCGAAAGACTCGGGGTATCTAAGAGCAATGTCCATATCCTGGAAGAACGCCAAACGGGTTCCGCCAGAAGTAGACAGGCTAGCCTGATCGACTACTACGTCAACACCTGAGTAGAACCCAAGCATTACTTGGCTGAAGTCGCCATAGATCAATGCTGAAAGGTTGCTACCAGTTCCCTTTGACAAGTCAGAAGGAACAAGCGTTGAAGAAGCTACTTGATGACCAAGAACTGTGCCATCAGGATCCATGATGAAGTTACCTTCAACACCAGATGTCTGCTTGCTTACAGTTCGCAGTGCAGCGATGACCTTGGGGTTAGTCAAGAAAGCAGTGTCGTTGATGATTGCGTTATCAACTTCTACTTCTTTGATCAGATCAACAACCTTAGCGTAAGTTACTGCTGCACCATTAGTGCCCATTGCAACTACGTTAGTGCTGCCGTTTCCGATGATCCCAGTAGGCTCGTTTGAACCGCCGCCTTCGATAGCAACTTCGTCAATCTTTCTTGCGAAAGTGTTAACGATGTCATTACGGAGCAACTGCTCAACAGAAGGATCGCTCTGCATCATGAGCTTACGAGTTACGTCAACATAAGCCGCAAGTGTCTTAGGAGACATTGTGACCTGTGCGAACGTTGCTGCACCCTCAGAAGGAGCAGAACCTTCAGCTACGAATGCTGAGTTAGTTACGCTAGCAGACAGCTTAGGAATGCTTACGTCACCCTTCAGCCCCTGCATTACGCGAGCGCCCAAGTTAGTGATAGTCAAACGTGCATAGAGAGCTTCGATGAACTGATCAGCTAAGTGATCAGTTGATACGAGGAATCCACCCTGGGAATCCGTTCCAGCAGTCTGATCACGCTGGCCCCAGTTGATGTTAGCGGGGATGTAGAAGCCACGAGCCTCTTTGCCAGAACGCTTGGCAATCTCGTCAGAGATTTCACGCTCATAGCCAGCATCACGCCAGTCACCAGATGAAGCAGCCTTGATTGCTCGAAGCAAGCTGTACTCTTTTTGCTCAGAAGGAGCAACGTCAACTACAGCAGGAGTTTCAAGCGGCTTGTCGTTACGGATAGCTTCAAGAAGTTCGCCTCGGAACTGCTCTACGCTTACACCACGCTCTACTGCTTTATCAGCCAGATCGCGTTGATTGTGATGCTTTCCAAGTGCAATGATTTCAGCAGCAGAACGGAATGCTTCTGCCTTGGCTTCTTCACCTACTTGACGAGCATCGACTGAGTTTTCTTCTACAGTCATTTTTGTCACCTCATTAGTGGGTTGAGTTTTTGATCGGCCTACTCCAACTAAACGACTAGAATCCGCAGGAACTGAAACAATCGATGCTTCCATCGGTGTCCAGCTAGCCCTGTAGTATTCTTTACCGTCATCGTCTTTCGCCCGAACCATTCGATTGATGCTATAGCCGACAGAAACATTCTGTTTGATGCCAGCTTTCACATCTTCAAAAACCTCTTGAGCCAAGGCGGATTTTCCGAACTCCACCATCGCAACGGTACGCCGCTGCGACTCGTCAAGGTAAAATGATCGAACCACCCCT